ATCATGGATGAGAACACTTCCATTATTGATGCGTTGGGTTTGTTGGAAGCGGCCAGGTGGGAGTTGTTCACCCAAATGACAGAAAGGTACCGCACCCGATGATTAGGCCGCAGGAACAGACGAATTACGCCAACCCGAAAGAGCATTTCGTGTGGGCTTTACGCAACCTGCCTATGATTGCCGGTGTCGGTGGGATCACCCATCCGATGTTTCTCACCCAGTGGTCGGAGCATTTGTTTAATTGCGGGTTTTTTCACCGTGACTTTATTGCTTCGCTCGCGGACGAGAACGGCATGGTGCATGTGGATCGGATTCCCCGCCAGGTGTTGCAGTTCGAGCCGGCGATGCGTGGGCCGCAGAACGCCTACAACAACGCCGCCAGGTGGGTTTCTGAGGGCACCCCGGCCCCTGAGCCTGTCCGGCTGCCGGATGTGTCTGAACTGACCGCTGATGAGCAGGCTGCGATGTTGCAGCAGTTCGTTGAGGCTGGTTTGGTTCAGGAGCCCCGTAACGGGCCGGCGTTCCTGCCCGCCGAGGTCGCTGATGAATAGGGTTGGTGTTGGGCCTGGTGACTGGGGTCAGAACGTCAACGAAACGATGCTCAACCAACTGGTGGGTGTCACCCCAAGCTGGGATGACCCGTTGGAGCATGTGGAGCGGCAACTGTTGCGGTTGCCGTTGGATGCTTTGCGGCAGTTCGAGCCGGTGGTGGGCGGTGATTTCGGCTCCGAAACATCTGCGGTCACCACCATCATGGGCGCGTTGAAAACCAAGCCGGATCTGTTGAAGTTCTTCAAGGACATCATCAATAACCTTGTGAACGGTTGGCAGGGGTTAATTGAGGGTGACTGGGATTTCCTTGACATTTACGCCACGATGGAGCAGATCGCGGCTGCTATCGCCGGCCTGAACTCCGATGTGGCCGCACTGTTCGCCGGGGGTGCTGATGGGATCAGCAAAACGGAGAACTTCAACCTTTACCCTGACGGTGGTCCTGGGTCGAAATGGGAAACGTGGCATAAAGGTTTAGCTGCGGAAACCATTGAGATTAAAGACGGCAAGATGTGGTTGTTTTGTTTCCCTCTGGCTACCCGCACCGGTTGGGCCAAATATGTTGCGGAGGACACCGGCACTGACTTTCAGCGTGTTGGTGTGGTGTTCGCCTCGAAGCCGCAAGCAGGGTTGTTCAACCAGACTGCGTTCAACTACATCATGGGGCGTGTCGCCAAGATGGGTAACACTGACACAACTGCGACGTTTGTGTTTGCGAAGCTGGGTGCTAAGTCCGCTGAGATCGGTGTGAACATTCGTGGCACTGAAACTATCTTCAAGAAGGCTGCCTCGTTCAACTTCAACCCCGCCGCCAGCTACACGTTGCAGTGCGGTGTGAAGGGCACAGGCGGGGCTGCTGATGCCCCGTACACCTTCCGACTGTTCGAGGGCGGCACCCAAATCCTTGAGGCGATAGACACCGGCAGGATTTCGTTTGTCGGGTCCACCCACCGGTACACCGGGTTGGCGTTCGCCAACGCTAACGCTTTGCAGTCGGGCAAAGCCGCCCAGTTCGTCATGTTCGACAGTAAGTAGAGGAGAGTGTTGTGGCTGATGCTGGTTTAGTTCGTGCGGTGACCGCACAAGTGGCGGACTTGACTGAGGAGCAGGTTAAAGCTGTCCTGGCGGCTGTGCAGCGTGTCCAGGGCGGTGACCCTGTGGGCACCGTCCTTGAGGAACCTGGCACCGGTAATATCGCGGTGCGGGTGTCCGATCAGGGTGTGCCGTATTGGCATGTGACAGGTTTGGACGGCAGTGTCTCCAACGATCAGCAGCCGACGTTGGCTGGCTGGACTGTCCTCAAGGCGATCTGATGGTCACCCCGCAGGATTTATTGGACGCGGGTTTGCGTTTGTGTGGCTGCCGTGAGGTTATGCCGCTAGCCTTATACACCCCTGACGGTAAACGTGAGGATGTGGAGCAAGGTGAGTGCCGGCTTTGTCATGGCCGGTTCGGGAAGATGCCTGACTAAACAAGAAAGTCCCCCCACCCATTTTTATGGGCTGGGGGGCTTTTTTGCGTTTAACAGGTCTAGTATTTCTTCGGGGACATACAGTTCGGATTGGATTGCTTGGGTGCCTGGTGTTCTTTTGACCCGGAATCGGATACCGGATTTCAGCAATAGTTGCCTGCGGCCTTCAGTTTCCTCATCTTTCCACCTTTGGTGGTAGGTGGTATCGGTTTCGATGTATTTGTATCCGGCTTCACGCACAGGTAGTTTTTCTAGAGAGGTTATCCGAAAATCTAGGGCTCTCATTTGTTCTGTGAGCCTTGAACGCATACTGTCCGATGTGACCATACCCAACAAGGGTAAAAGTTCGTCTACGGCCCTTCTAGCCTCGTCTAATTCGATTTGATGGTTTTCGGCGGGGATAAACACTTTTTCCATCACCGGGCTGTTGCCAACAGCGTCCAGAAACACTTCCTCAAGCATTTCCTCCACCATTTCGGCATCGACCTGGGCGCAATGACCAGGCACCCGGCAATGATAATACCGGTACAGACGTTTACCGTAATCCCGGTGATAGATTTTATGCAACAAGTTATCGTCACACACGAAACATTTAACAACCCCGAGAAGCGGGGAAGTATTCTTCGACCGTTTCGGGCCTTGCCTGCGTGCCACTAACGCCTCTTGCAGACGATCCCATTCGACAGGTGTCAATAACGGTTCACCGTTGAACACCGGTTTGCCTTGTGAATCCCTGACGGTTTGCTTCTCGAATGTGGCGTGGCCAAGCAACTGTTTCGATTCAAGTATCTGCCACAGCGTTGACGGCGGCATACCGTACTTTTCTGAGACACCTATAATCGGGGTGCCGGCAATAACGTCTGCGATCATCTGTTTCAAAACGGCAACCTGATCCGGGTCTGGTTCCAGCCGCCACCCGCCACCGGGCATCTGCACCGCTTTGTACCCGAATTGCGGGTTACCACCAGCCCACCTACCGGACTCCAACAGTTTGCGCCGGGACGCTTTGGTGCGTTCACGTATCGCCTCAAGTTCCCCTTCCGCGAGGAACGCGATCACGTTGGCGATCAGCCTGCCTACCGGTGTCCCCAGGTCTATCCCCTCAGAGCAGGACACCACGGTTTTGCCGTGGTCTACAGCCCACCCAAACAGTTTGTTTAGTTTGATTGAGTTGCGTCCTAGACGGTCAAGTTTCGACACGCACAGCGTGTCCCATTCCCCTTCCCGGTCTGGTCGCAGCCACGGCCCTAACGATGGGGTGTCGAACGGATCGACTGAGCCGGAAATGTCGAGGTCTTCGGCCCAGCCGATCAGTTCGTGCCCGTGGGTGTCAGCCCACTGTTGGATTACTTCGCGTTGACGTGCAGCGGAGGTAGATTCTTCGGTCAGACGGGACAGCCGGATACGGCCTAGTACACGCATCTACACATCGTACATGACGAGACCTCGTTACGGTCGGTGTGTAGATGTCAGTTGAGTTCGACCCGTTTTGAGAACTCAACGTATTTCGGGTTGGGTTCAACCCAGCCTTGTTCGTCCCACAGCATCACGTCGAGGTTCCCTTTTTCCAGCATGATTGTGTGGAGTTGGAGGATCAGTTCAGTCAGTTTCATTGATGTCCTTCCACGGGGTTATGTACCTGTGTCGGAGGGTTTCGCCTGGGCATGGTTCCCCTAGTTCTGGGATGGTGTCTGCGATGATTCCGCTGTCGGTTTCGTCTAGGTGTCCGTATTCGGGTTGTATTTGGAGGGCTGCGATCACCGCGTCGGCCATCAGGTTGTAATCGTCAACCCCAAACCGATCAAAACTGGCTTCCAGCGCGGCGATGATACGGGTGCGTAGATCACTCAAAATGACTCCTTCGACGGTCGATAAGCTTCTGCTGATCTTTCAGGTATCGCCGGATACGATTCTTGACCCGGTTTAGTAGTTCAATCACCGTCCACACTTCCCTTCCACATGAGGCATCCCACAACGGTTGCAATAAGCGTTCGCCGGCTGGGGCCACACAACCCCATGAACACCCGCAGCCTGAATAGCCTTATCGCAGGCATAACACGGCTCCCTAGTCACATACAAAGTTGCACCCACCAAATCCTCCCGGTCGCAATACAACAAAGCGTTCATTTCCGCGTGGACGGCCACACAACGGCCTTCCCCTGTGGTGTAGTCAGAACCCGGAGATACGTTCGATAATCTTCGAGGACAGTCAGCACACCCAGGTGTACCAGCAGGGCTTGCGTTGTAGCCTGTGCCCCTGACGCGGCGGTCTTTAACAACCACCGCACCGACCTTCGAGCGTTCACAGTCACTCCTTTCCGATACCGCTTCTGCTATTCCCATGAAATAGTCATTCCAGCCTGGTCTGCTCATCCAGCAATCAGCCCTTCCAAATCGGCACGCAACTCAGCCAACTCAGCCTCCAACTCCGCAATACGGCACTCCCGCGCATCCTTATCAAAATCAGCCCTGTCCGCTTCATCCAAAGCAGCCAACACAGTGCGAATCAGATCGGGGAAACAGCCGTGGATAGCGGTGATGAAGTCAGCGTCTTCATCCAACAGAACTGAAGCCACGAACTTACCGTCACCATCCTCACCCACAGCATTGATGTTGAAGAAGTAATCTTTGCCGTCTTTTTGGTAGTCCCAGTACCGGTCTTGCGCCCCGGTGGTGTTAGCCCACATTTGGTAAAGTTTGTCGAAAAACTCACGCTCATCCATTGTCAAACCCTTTCGTTCCGTTAATTCGATGATTCCGCTGGCAGCGGAACAAGTTAATAATCCGAACCGTACAGTGTCACCTAGTGTCAAGTTGACCCCATTGGGAAGCCATAGCATCCGCAATGCCTTGGTATGTCAGGCTGCGTTTCTTCCACCTGTCCTCGCCGGGCGGCATCCTGTGAACAGTGTTGGCTCTACCATCAACAACATTTGTTGGAACAAGTAAGGGCAGATTCTTTAACCACAAGCAAGTGGCCTTAGTCTCCCCATGCCCAAACTGC